AATCCACATGATATGATAGCGCACGATTGACCACAAATGCGTTATACGACTTTTTAAAGTCTGGCTCATTTGACAAGTCCTTTTTTGTCTTTTGAATTGAGGGTATAATATCCTTGAATAGATCCATTATGCAAAAAATCCTTCCAAGTTGTTTTCAAGCTGCTTTCTTCTAGCTTGACAGTATGAATTTTCCCTTCTCAAATTATTTCCAATATTTACTTTATGATCTGAATTTAGTATCGGAATCTGATCAAACTTATTTGAATATGCTAAAATTATATTGCTTTCCATTGCTTTTAACCATGCCCTAATCTCGCTATTTTTTATTGTTTTTCTAGGCCGCATGACACACAATGTAATCTTATCTACATCATTTACACCATATAACTCATGATAAAGATTATACATTTTTTCTTCAGTCAAAATATTGGTGTTTAGCTTCTTTATATGTGCACATATTCTTTTATGCAATATACTTTGTGACCAATATGCGTTGTTTACAGTATCACGTTTTCTATCATGATGAAAATCTAAATATGATTCACTCTTGCCCGCCATTCCAAAATATTGAGTTTCTTCAATCGTGTGTGGCCAAATGTTGTCTTTTGGTAAAGACTTCATTGGCTTTGTAAATGCATATACTCCATAAGGAATATTGATGATCTTTTTGATATCAGCTCTAGTCATGAACATCCAAGATAGAATCTCTAGTTCGGACTCTACAATATCACAAAAAATACTCACTTGAACGAACACTCCATCATGATGGTTGTCAAACATGCAACCATATTTATTTCTTGATCGGCAACAAAAGCAGACTTGTACTGATAATCGGCCAACACAATTACAGTCTGTGGAATAGACTGTGGTTGCACGATATCATACAACGCATCATAGATCTGACGAAAGATTTTATTTTGATCGGCATCAGAGTTTGTTGCAACCCATTTACGCATGGATGTGAAGTCTTTCTTCTTCAAGAAATCAACAAGTTCCTTTAGATTAACATCACCAACTTGTGCAAGCACTCCAGAATCAATCTCACCGCAAACTGCATATCTCTGCAACTCATTCAATACACGGCGATAATCTGGAAAATGCTTTTGAATGATCTGAACAATGGCGCCATTATCATACTTGATCTTTTCCCGATCAAGTATATTCTGGATTCTCTTTAGAAAACCAGCTGCCATCTTCACCTTATTTCCATTCTTGATCTTAAATTCGATGACGGAACAGCGTGAATGAATGGCCGGAGTTAAACGAGCCTTGTAGTTGCAAGTAAAGATAAAAGAACAGTTTGAGGCAAACTCTTCAATGGCAGCTCGCATGGCTGCTTGCGTGTCTGGTGTTAGATAGTCTGCTTCATCAATGATGATGACTTTTCTTCCGCCAGAAAAACTCATGGAAGATGCATATGTCTTGATCTTGTAGCGAAGAACATCAATACCACGTTCATCGGAACCATTGATCACCATGAAGTCACAACCAACTTCATTACACATAGCCTTGGCAATAGTGGTTTTACCAACACCAGGGCCACCTGTCAAAAGGAGATTCGGAATATTCTTTTTATTTACATATTCCTGAAAAACACTCTTTATACTTTCTGGAAGAATGCAATCTGCAACTTTTTGTGGTCGATACTTTTCGGTCCACAAAAATTGATCATTATTAGACATTCCAAATCTCCAAAGTTACTTTTGATTTGCAATTGTTTCATATGTGCTTTCAAAATCACGATTTTCCTGTAGATCCATTTCAAAGGATCTATTATAATGCGTTCTTGCAATACGACGCAAGAGTTTTTTAGGAAAGCCAGTTTCCTCATGAATCTTGTTCACAGTATCCTTCACAAGATCTTTCTCTGCTGCAACACGAGTCATGCTATCATTGATAACCTCGACCGCATCAATAATCTTCTTGATCTCCTCTGGAGACAAGCTAGGAACACCACTATTGTTTCCAATTGTAGACATGTATTACTCCTTTGGCTTTTCAGTTGCAATCCAATACTTGATTGGTATGTTCTTACCAGAGAAAGTGACAATTCCCTTTGTTACATCTACCTTATAATCGGTAGAAAGAATCTTTAGATTTTCGGTACGAAGAACAAACTTGTACGTCTCACCATTACCATCAGCAATCGTGAGTTTCTGTGTATGAGATGCATCATTTGTAGAATCAAATGTAGTTACGTACACCTTTTTTCCATCACTTTCTACGGATACGTTTGGCTGTTGAAGAACAGCCGCACAACGCGAAATCCATGCAAGATCAACTTCGGATAGATCAAAAGATACAGTAGGTGAAGGAACTGCCAACTTCTTGTCTGGCGGACATACAATCATTGATGCATCAGTATAACGAAATGTGATTGTTGAACGACCATTATTTCCGACAATGGTCAAATGCTTTTCATGAAACGACAACTCGGTATCTTTCTCGCTAAGAGAAAGAGTACTTAACAAAGTTGGAAGATCATATATACCAAATTCTTTGGGAAAGTTTTCCTTGACTGTGGCTTCAACCAAAATATTTTTCTGTGGTGAAATAGTTGAAATCACATTGCCTGGCTTGAAGCAAATTCCCGTATTAATTTGGGAAAAATTCTTCAAAATATTTACCGTCTCTTGTGAAAATTTCATAACAAAACTCCATGGTTATATGAAGATAATAGTATCACTTTACTCTGGTGGTGTCAAGCACTCAAGCATTAACTCAATTTCTTTTTCAAGATCTTCTATAGATCCATTATTGTTTATGGTATAATCTGTTTTATATCCCATCCAGGCCCACTCGGAATAATGAGCGTTTGGTTTTACACCAGAATCCCCATTGTTATACATGCAAGCATGTACATACCAATCAACAGATTGGCCTCGTTGTATTTCAACAATTTTACCCTTCATGTTATGAATGGAATCAATTTCATTGGGAAAACGAACATCAGTAATCACGTAATCTTGATTTATCTTTATTCGTCTCTCCAAACAAGCAACCCAAAAATCTGGGTGTATACAATCACGCATACATTCGGTTCCTATTATTTGAAGCATCGAACGAGGCGTAATATTTTTTCCCAATCTATTTGACCACCATTCATCATTTTTCTCACGAAACTCACGCGATTGTTGAGTGTTACCCTCTAAAAGATGTCTAGGCCAATCAAAGAGATTGGATGTAATTGCTTTTAAAGGGGCAGCAAAGCTTTCACAAAGAAAGCCTCGCTCCATCAGAATATCACCAGCAGTTCCTTTTCCACTGCCAATGTTGCCGACAAATCCTATGATCATATACGTCCTGTGTATTGTGCAATCTTTGAAAGATCACCAGTAAAGGCATATGTGCCAACATGCTGTGTTTTCATCCAAGGGCACAGCCAAACTTTAATGCTCAATTTACGACACATTTGACAGAAAAAATAATCTTCGGAGAGATAACGTTCCGAAGAGCCTGGTGCATTTGGTCCGCGATCAATAATTGTGTCAAAATAAGCATGAATATATCGTGATCCATCAAAATGTTTTTGACCAACATGATCTGGCTTATAACGATATTCTGGATATGCATCTTCAAACTTCTTAAAAACTTCACGCTTGATCATCATAAATCCCGTGCCAATTTCCATGACCTCAAGTGGCTCGGTAATTGTAAATTGTTTTGTTCCTGCAACGGGATTAAAAACAAATTCTCCAACCAAGCCTTCAAGTTCTCCAGCTTCTATATCTGTCTTATTTTTTACCGCAGTTGCAACATTACCCCAATTAATTGACTTTTTGGGATATGGGCCGCCAATGATTTCTTTGTCTAACGCAAGAAGTGTAACAACATCTTGTGGATTGAAATGAATATCTGAATCAAGAAATAGAAGGTGTGTAAAACCTTCGTTACGCAAAAACTCGTCAGTCAAATAATTTCTTGCACGAGTAATTAGAGATTCATTAAACAGAAACGAAAACTTTGCTTCAATACCATACTGATTTAAAATTGATTGTAGATCAAGACAGGACTTCATGTAAAGTCCATTTGCCATACCACCATACATTGGTGTAGCAATAAACAACTTTCTTTTGCGTAATTCTTCAACTGAGATAGAAATTTCCATGTTATACTCCAATCAAAAAATAATTACTAAATCATACTCCTATTTAGTTCTTAGATATAAAGAAGGGGAAGATTTCTCTTCCCCTTCATAGACTCAATATGAACTATTGAATCAGGCAGAACGACGAGTCTTCGTCTTGCGAGCAGCAGCCTTCATTGCCTTGGTCGGAGTGCCAAGACGATAAACGCTAACCTTGCTGCCATCGCCACGACGCTTGATGTTTGTATAAATCGGATGACCATCCGCACGAAGCTCGGCAATACGAGCCGAAACATTCGTTACGCCAAACCGATTGCGACCCTGAGCAACCGAAAAGCTATTATACTCACCGCCGCTCTTCAAAACCTGAAGCATACGAGTCTTAGCAGAAATCTTAGCCATATATTTACTCCATAACAAAAGGTTGCATTAAAAGAAATGAAGCGATGAGCAACCAAGAACATTGCCTCATTATTCAACATTATATCAATGTTGAAGTTATTTGTCAAGAGTTCAGAACGGAATTTCGTCTGCAGCCTTGATCATCTGTTCAACTGACTTTTCAGCTTCCGGAAAAGTTACAACAATTTCCGGCGTTACAACTGGAGCAGGAGGATTTACCTCAGCATCAATCTTAGTATACAAATCCATGAACGAAGTCTTGGTATCAGTATCAAAACGATTAAGACACAGCTGGATAGCCTTCTTGCGATCCTTCGCAAAAATGTTATAAGCTTCACAGATATGAACCAGACGACGAGTCGAAATGATCTCGGTCACACCACCATCATAATAGGTGCGCCGAATTGCCTCTGCCCACTTGATAAGCATCTCAATAAACATCTTGTCATCGTCCGATGAACGATCCAAAATGTTAAGAAGAATCTTCTTCTCGGTGACGGCGGGCGGATACTCCTGCTCAAGCGTAATGGAAAAACGCTCAAGGAAAGCCTCGTTCATCACATTGGTGCCGATGAAACGACCATCATCTGAGCCCTTACCCTTGGTGTTCGCAGTTGCGACAATCGTGAATCCCTTGGCAGGTTGGACAAGCTTGTTGATCTTCTTGATGAAGATGGACTTGCCTTCAAGCACAGGCTGAAGGCACA